GCAATTTCAAAATCATGTTGGCTCATTTTAAGTCCTTACCTCGCCGTAGCCCTTCGCTACATAATCAAATGTTCTGTCCACACCAACGCCCAAAGCGTTATAAAAGTTTACCGTGAACCCTGTGCGGCTTTTACTACTTATAGCATAATAATCGCCAGTTGCCATATCTTGCGCTGAGATTGCCAAGCCCTGTAGTGCCTTAAACGCTGGCGAGAATGTTACCACCTTTGCGCTCGTTCCACTAGCCACATCCTCATCAGCGCGCACACCATCAGGCATATCAATCGTCACCGACAGTTCCTGAACCGCAGGGCTGGACGTTACATCGTTTGATGACAAATCTGCCTTGAAGCGATACGCGCGAGCGGTATAGTCGCCCACGACAAATTCCTTGTAATCCGACCAGCTTGGTGAGCCAGACGGGTCGTCATCAGTTGTTGAGACAAATAATTGAACATTGATGTCGTCAAACGCCGACGGGTCGCCATCGAAATCGCCAGCCCGGTCATTAAAGTTGCCAACAGCATCGTCAAAGAAGTTGACAAAATCCAACCGCAGCACCTTCAAGTCGGCTGTCAATCGGCTTGTGTATTTCTGTGTCAGGTCAATATAATTGTCAAACTCATATGTGCCGCTTGTAACTTCGGTGGCAATAAAATCATCAAAGTTGCCTGTCGCGTCATCAAAGTTGCCCGTGCGGCTGTCAAACTGCAACTCCGCACCAAGACGCAAAACATTGCTTGCATAAGTTACAGTGTCGATGGATGTGTTTGTTTTTGTGCCAGAGAACGCTGGGTTTTGTGTTGACGTTTGCACAACATTTAGTTGCTGCAATTCGCTAATGGCATTAATTACGCTGGTCGCATTTGCGCTGCGGTTGCCTGATGTATCAACGGCGCGAATAAAATATGTGCCAGTCCTCGCCGGGACAGTTGCGCTGGTTGTCGGTGCTGCAATACGCGGCACAAGGTCAACAGCATCTTGGAAGTTTGCCGACGACAGGTCTTTGGTGTGCCTGATTTGATAGTGGCTCAAATCCAAATCAGCAACAGGCGACCAATCCAAGTGTGCCTCTGCGCCAACAATGTTGATGTGGAAATTCGTTACATCCGCTGGCCTTGCTGTCTTGCCAACAACTTGATGGCTGAACACTGTAAAGTTAGCAGACCGCACACCAAGCGCGTTGATGGCAAAAGCGCGGACATCATACGTCACGCCATCTTCCACGTTTACGCGCTCAAAAATGTTGCCTTTACCCGTGCCAAGAATGGTGTAGTCGGTGTCAGTGCTTTTCTTTGCTTCAACTTGGAATGTGTCGGCAAACTCACCGCCGCCAGACACAGTGCAAACCAGCACCGTGGTCGCCACATTGTTGATAATACGCAGTTCGTCTGTTACTGCCAGACCAACGTCGCCAACCACAAATGGGCTTGGCAGGTTTGTATTCGGCGCAGCGTCAAAAGCGGTTTCGTCAATAGCTGCGTCCCAATCGTAAATGTTCGATGCGGTTTCGCGCAAAATCAAATCAATGCCAAGTGCGGGTGAGCCACCGCCAGAATTGTCATAAACGATTGTCCAAGACTGCACCCGGAACAGCTTGCCACTCCAACCAAAGTCATCGTCTGTAATGGCAACCGTGTCCCCAGCTTGCAGTCTAAACGCTGTCAGCTTCGCCGGGTAACGCACGACAATTTCTTGACGAGACGACAAAAGATGTATTTTTGCCAGCCTTTGCGCTTCGCTGGCTGTGTCGGTAAACGCCAAGTCAAGCTGTGTTGATATTGTTTCGCCATCTTCTGTGGCATACGCGCTTGATGTTACTTCTGGGTAATCTGACAGCTTGTAATTATTGTCAGGCGCAAGAAATGTTCCCCTGACCGAATTAAATCGGTCACGCCGCGATGTCTTGGTCAACACTTCAATTGCACCACGGCAGTCGTCTTCTGTTAGGGTAATGGACGCGTCGCGGTGTTCGCCAGCATTTATATACCACTTTCCGTTAGTGCGGATAAGGTCGCCCATCATGCAAGTCAGCATGTTTGTAATGACTTCGCTTTTCCTTGCACCTGTGTCGATAACGCCGTTTATTGTATATCGTGTTTCTGTGCCTGACAGCGTTGTAACTGTTTCGTTACAAACATTCTTCGCAGCAGTAAAGCTGGCGGCGTTAAAGTCGCTTGCCGTGCTGTTAAAGCCAAACTCGCTTGACAGGAAATCACGCACAGCCAGCGCAGGGTTTGTCGAATATGCGGTGGTGTCAGTGTCAGGGTCGTAAAGTTTTTTGCCCTGCACAATCATGCTGATATTTGGGATGCCTGTCGGAAACGCATCAGGCGAAAAGCGGAAACGCGCATAAACATATGCGATGCCCTCAAGTTTATGGTCTGCTGTCCACTTATCACTTTCTGTTAACAAATCTGCATCAGGTAAAGTCTGTGACCCGTCATAAAACTTAAATCGCGCCAAAGACCCCTTGCCATCTTTTGTGTCGTAATACGGGCTTTGACTGCCAGCCATAACAGTATAACGCGGCACACCATTTACATCTGAGTCAGCTATAAGCTGTAATAATGGCACAGCTTCATCATTCAGATACACAGATTTTTGATGAAAACCATCGCCAACTTTTTTCGCCATTTGCTCTACTTCGTGCGAGGCCACAGCCATAACAATATGAAGATATTTGTTATCATCGGTTACATCCATAAACACGATGTTGCCAGCCGTTTTTACTTCACCATAAATCAGCTTGCGATTGCCAACAGGCTCTCTGACCATAAGGTCACGGCCTTGCGCTTCTTGCTGGAACTTGGCTAGGGCTGCTGCCGCTTCGGCGGCGGCACGCTCCATTTGGACGTTGCCATAAGCCGTTGCTGATGCCGCAAATATAGCTGCACCCGTGCCACCACCTGACAAAATAGTTGCCCCAACAGCAAGTGCCGTTTCGAGCGGGTTTTCCAAAGCTGCTTTGCCGATGTCCTCAAGGTCTTCGAGGGCATCCTCAATAAATCCCCAACCCATTAAACTGGCCTCCCCCAAGTAATGTTCAAGTCTTGAATAGACGGGATATAATCCAGACCCTTATCGGTGGGGTGGTTAATCTTTTGGTCTTCTGGCGTGTAGCGGCGCACGCGGCTTCGGTTTAAGTCAATCAAGCTGCTTTCGGCTGTAATAGTTAAAGATGATTTGTCGCCAGCCTTGGCAATCGACATTGTGTCCATCTTGCCTTCAAACACCATATAAGGGTCAGCAATTACCGCGCCAGATGTATCTAATACCCCCAGCCATATCTTCATCGGCTCGCCTTGAAACGCCTCGCCCAATGCCAGCGATACTGTTGCGCTGCTTAACGCGCTCAGTGTAATGCTTGCGCCGTTAGCCTGTAAGTCTGTCGTTTCGGTTGCGACATCTATATTAAGAAAGTCCGCAACACCCGAAAAGGTATTGCTGTCAAATGTGATGTCGCCATAGCCTGTCCAATAGCGCAGCACCGTTGCCTCGTCGTCATTAAACTCTAACTCGATGGCATAAAACGGCGTTAAGCTGTCGCCTTCGACCTGTGCCTGAAAGCTAGAAGAAACACTGCGCGTCATAATGCCTCCACAGCACTAAACGACAACCCATAAATGCTGGCTTGATTGATATTAAAGTCAGTTTGGTTATTAGCCAAACGAAACACAGTTTGTGGTGTGAGAAAAGTCAGGGCATCATTATCGCTTGGCGATGACCGCAAGTTAGGCCAAATGTCGAATGTCGCCTCACCACTCGCGTCAGTTGTAACGTCGTTAAGAATTTTATACAGGCGCGTGTTTTGCCCCGCGCCAAGCTGGAAGTAGTCACCCGCCCTTAAATAATCCGTGATGCTGGCAGTCATATTATCAACCGCTAATTCCGCGCCAGTTTGTGATGCACCATTAACAAGCGGCGTGTCCGAAGGGTAGGATGTCGCCGCAACACCACGCGGCGTTGTTGCGTTAGGGTCGCCAAGCAAGAATGTGCCGAATGACCCCTTTAGCTTCATCAAAAACGAAACCCATTCGTCTGCTTCTGCGCGGCTCAAAGGCGGCAGCGTGACCATTGCTTCCCAGCGTTGCCCGGCGTGTTGCTGCACTTGCTGTTTAAGCGTGAACGGTGATGTCGTTATGCCAATTGTGTTACGTGCAGTCAGCGTTATGTTTGCGATGCCTGTCGTTGTTGGTAGTGCAAGCGGGTAATTGATAGCCATAATTAGTTTCCAAACGAATTAGCATATGAGCCGCCACGACGCGATGCTTCTAGCACTGCTGACTTGCTGGCCTCTTTAATCATCG